ATGTGTCCGATGCTGGTTCTTTTCGTTCCAACATGAGGCACAGAAATGTCCCAAACTGAAATCCCCTTTGGGGACGTGAAGGCGCAAAAAAAATGGAGCGCCAACCTCGCCGTCGACACCCTGTCCAAGTCTTATTTCTCCAAGAAATTCGTAGGCAAGGGCGACAACAACATCATCGAAGAAAAAACCGAGCTGGAATCGGATCAGGGCGACCGCGTGTCGTTCGATTTGTCCGTTCAGCTGCGTGGCAAGCCGACGCAGGGTGACAAACGTGTGAAAGGCAAAGAGGAAAACCTCAAGTTCTTCACCGACGAAGTTATCATCGATCAAACCCGCAAAACGGTATCCGCCGGTGGAAAGATGGCCCAAAAGCGCACTTCAATCGGTCTGCGTAAGGTCGGTAAGAACCGCCTGGGTGACTACTGGTCCAAATACATGGACGAGTTGTGCTTTATCTACTTGTCCGGCGCGCGTGGTATGAACGAAGACTTTATCGAAGATGAAGACTTTATCGGTCACGGCGGCAACGCAATCCAAGTGCCAGATGATCAGCACTTGTTGTTTGGTGGTGCAGCAACGTCCAAGGCAACCCTGACCGCTGCGGACAAAATGACCAGTTCCATTATTGAGCGCGCAGTCACTCGCGCCAAAATGATGCGGGCCCGTGATCCCAACACCGCCAACATGGTGCCGGTCTCCTTGAGCGGAGAAGAGCACTACGTCACCGTTATGTCGCCTTATCAGGAGCATGATCTGCGCGAAGCCGCCGGTTCCAAGTGGTTTGAAATTCAGAAAGCCGCAGCTTCCGCCGAAGGCAGCAAAAACCGCATTTTCAAAGGCGGTCTGGGCATGATCAACAACGTGATCCTGCACAGCCATTCCTCTGTGATCCGCTTTGACGATTACGGTGCCGGCGGCGATGTGGAAGCCTCTCGCGCCTTGTTCATGGGGCGTCAGGCAGGTGTTTGTGCTTATGGCACAGGCAAGGGTGCCCGGTTCTCCTGGCAAGAGGAAAAAGACGACTTCGACAACGAGGCGACCGTCTGTGCAGGCACTATTGTTGGCATGAAAAAATCGCGTTTCAACAACCGCGATTTTGGCGTGATGGCGCTGGACACCGCAGCCACTGAGCCGCAAGCGGCCTAACTTGAATGTAAGGCGCCGTTGTGGCGCCTTACCTCCCTCCAACCCCACCGAGGCAATGACATGAAAATTATTCTGTCCCAATTCGCCGCTCGCCGCCTGACACCACCTGTTCCCTATCAGGCTGGTTTGGCGGCCGTGGCGGTTTTTGAGCAAGTTCTGAAAAAGGACTATGCGACCGGAACCGACATTCTTGAAATCGGCTCCATCCCTGGTACTGCGCGGATCGTGTCTGCGACCCTGATTGGCGCAGGCTTCACAGCTGGTACCACCGCCACCATTGCAGCAATCGATGGCGATCCAGGTGATGACGGCGACGACAGCCGCGACTTCACCGGCCCGGCGCTGTTCACCAACGCCGCCGTGGACGACAACGAGACACCCGCCACGGCGACAAAGTGTCTGTCCTTGCCGGTTTCAGATGCCCATCGCGGCCTTGGCGTCAAGCTGAGCGCCAACGAGGCAGCAAGTCCGGGCAAGAAGCTGACGCTCCTGCTCGAATACACCTACTGATCAACGCACCTGAGAGGGGCCGGGGAACCGGCCCTTTGAACCTAACAGTCTGAAATCGAGGGAAAACCGATGGACATCCAATCTCTGATCGAGCGTGTTGGCGGAACCGTTGTCACGATGGGCAGCACTGCCTATCACTTCAAACCGCGTGAAGCCAATGGCCCACATCTGGCGGTAGTGAATGCCCGCAAACACATCGCCCGCTTCTTGGCTATTCCGGAAGGCTACTGCATTCCCGAAAGCGATGAAGAAGAGGAAATCACAGACGCACCTGTTGCTCTGACTGAACCCGCTCAAGACGTTGATGCCACCACTGCAACAACCGAGCCAGTGATTGATCCAGTTGAGGCGCTGCAAAGCATCTTGCACCTCCGCAAAGCCGACACGCGTGCGGACGCGGAAGCCGCGTTTGAACATGTGTTTGGTCGCGCTGCCAATGGTCGTGCCAAAACAGAAACCATCGTCTCCAAAATCATCGAACACGCCGTGGCCGAAGGTCTGATTGAGGCAGAGGTGGACACAGGTGCGGAGGAACCCACCGAGGCTGCCGAGGACACCGGCGAGGTGGAAACCGTAGAGCCGGCCCAAGCCTCCGAAGAGACCTCGGATCAGCCCGAAAGCACAACCGACGAAGAATAACCGTTAACCAGTAACCGCGATAGCACTCGGAGGGCCAAAGGCCATGCTAGCAAAAGACATTTTGAAACGCGCCTCGATCTTGGCGCAAGATAAAGGGTTTGTCCGTTGGACCCCTCCGGAACTGCTTCTGTATCTCAATGATGGTGCGCGGGAGATCGCGAACTACAAACCTAACGCTGTCACAAAAACAGTGGAAATTGCGCTTGCGGCTGGCACGTTGCAAGCATTGCCGCCTGAGTACATTTCTCTGATCCGTGTGGAGCGCAACCTTGGCGCAGCTGAAGGCCGTCCATCAGGCACCGCCATCACCGTCGTTAGCCGTAGTTCTCTGGATCTTGTGATCCCAGGGTGGGCGGATGCTGGCGTTTTGCCAGCACAGTCTTCGGTGCAGCACGTCATTCAAGACATGCAAGACCCGCGTTCGTTCCATGTTGTTCCGGGCAACGATGGCACCGGGATTATTCAGGCGGTTGTGTCAGTGCTGCCGGTGGATATTGCCGAGCCTGCCAATCTGCTGGATGTCGAAGCCTACGGCGATCAAGTTGCCATTCCTGACATCTTCCAGAATTCTCTCGTGGATTATGTGCTCTATCGCGCGTATTCCAAGGACAGCACGGATGGCAATAGCTTGGCGCGCGCCTCTGCGCATTACAACCAGTTTGCTAATGCCATCGGCATGAAAATTCAGGCGGATCAAACCGCCAACGTGAACACCACGGGCCAGACATAAGCCCATGACAACGCGCCCGCTCACCGACTTCCTGCCCTTGGTTCTGCCGCATGTGCCGTCCTGCCCCAACATGGTGGCAGTCGAATACCTGCGCCTGGCGGCCATTGAGTGGTGTGAGCGGACGCGCGCTTGGCGGCATTTGATCAAGCTGCCTGTGACTCTGAACGAACCAACCATTGTGGCGCCAGACTACGCCACCGTGTTTCAGATCGAGATTGCCGAGTTCATTCCGCAAGACAGCCTGGAAGGCTATCCGTTGGAGCCTTTGCAGTTCACCGAAGTGGATTTGGATGATTTGGAGGTTGGCGCGCAAGTCACGTC